ATGAGAACAAATAGCTTAAAGGATTTTATAAGCCTACTACAACAGCACTTAGATAATGGTGCTACTGAAATTGACACATACATTAACAGAGATGATGATAATTATGAGTCAAAGATGTGGGTGTTTACCAACTACGTGGACACAACACGATTAGAAATTGGAATGGAGGAAGTTAAAGATGAAGGTTAAACAAGTAATTAAACTATTAGAGGCAACCTATGAGCCTGATGATGAGCTAATGATTGATTGGGTAGATAGGTTTGTGTTTGATGACGTAGATGAAGTATCAAAAGAAGTATGGAGTGATGCTGTTGGTACTGTGGAAGGTGCGTATGCAAGTATGATTGATATGGATTATGTACAAGATGTAGTTAATGAAGCTACTGAAGAAGCATACCAAAGGAGTAGATAATATGGATAATTATATAGACCAAATAAATATACCTATCTCAGAGAATGACCTTGAAAAGTTTAAAGCCTTGGTGTATAGTAATGAGGAGTTTAGTTGGACATTTAAAACTGAGGATAGTGAGGAGCTAATAGAGATTAATTTTGTACAAGAAACAGAGGAGTAAATAATATGAACTTTAATAGAGATAGTAGATTTATGCAAGACAATAAACGCAGAAAGGTGTTGCGTGAAATGAAATTAATAGAGGGGAAACCTATGAGTTACGAGAAATTCCTAAGAGATTACCTTAGAAGTATGGCATTTACTTATCACGTTAGTGGTTGTAGTGCTAAGAAGTACAGACGTATTATGGATATGTGTGAGTCAATGGCATTGAACCAATGGAATCAATTGCCGAGCATCAAGGAGGCAGTATGACTACTTTAAAGAAGCATTTATTAGATGATGGTACATACATAACATCTGTTGAACTTGCGGAGCAAACAGGACTATCCTTACAAGCCTCAAGGGTACGCCTAGCCCGTACCAATAACAGGGAAAGGTTATTTCAGCCTTTAGGTTTTGGTACAAGTAACAAAGGTAAGTTTAAAAGCTATACCCTTAGCGATGGAAGTGTTTGGACAATCCCTCAAATAGTAGAGGAAACAGGGTGTCTTAGGGCTACTATAGGTGCTAGATTACATAAAACATTAGATGTTGACTATGTGTTGCATAAGAAACGTGTTATAGTAGACAAAGAAGCCGAGGAAATTGAAGCTAATATTAAAGAGAGAATGTTCTTTGATGTTGACGGGTTTTGGTCTTTATTTAATAGGTACGTATAAATTGTTCACAGTGAACAAAATTACAATTAGGGAGAAATTGAAATGAGTAGAATTACAGATTATATATTAGAAGAAGTAGAAGAAGGTAGGTTGGAGTATATAGAGGGAAAAGGGTATGTTGTACCTTCTATTGATTTTGAAGATGACTTTGTACTTGAACGTGAGAGATGGATTACAGAGCAGTTTATAGCTAGTTTAGAGGAGATAGAATAGTGGACTTAGAAGAAGAACAGAAACGATTAGAAGACCTACAACTAACTGAAGCACGTTCAAAGGTTATTAATAACTACCTAACACTAGTAGATAGTGATAAGGGTAATGTTACTGCTGAAGGAATTGCCTTACAGAAGCTAGGTGTAGACCGCTTGGTAGTAGTTATTAAAGAATACTTTGCATCAATCCTTAGAGGTAAAGCTAGTACAAAGAGAAAACCTTTACTTCATTATAAAGGAAGAGAGGAAGTACTTGCATTTATAATCATATCTAGTACTATAACTAGTGTTATGAAACGCCCTGCCTCAACACAGCAATTAATAGGTCTGCTTATGAGGACTTTAAAGAATGATATATTACTTGAAACCTTTAAAGAACAAGAGCCTAAGTTGTTTGCCTATATTGAATATGAATATAAGAAGAGAGGGCAGGACTATGTTAATTCTAGGAAGAAACGACTAGCACAGTTGTTAGCTGAAGAGGAAGTAGAGGAAATACCGATAGAGTCAGGTGTTGTTCTATTTGATTTACTTATTAAAGCTAACCTAGGATTGTTTGAGAAATTTAAGAGGCACACTGATAACACTAAGAAGGCACGTAAATCACCTCTCTACTACTATAAGTTAACAGATGAAGCTGAGAAGGTTGTTGGAGGAATACAGGAATTTTTAACTGAATTATCAATCACTTACAAGCCTTTAGTAATTGAGCCGAGAGAGTGGGACGAAGGTACTTGTGGTGGTTACTATCATTCAGATTGTAAAGGGTTTATTAAACTTAAGAATAGTAAACAGCGTGGAATATATCGCGACCTAATAGAAGAAGGACTAGACCTAAGAAGATTATATAATGTCGTTAATAAGATACAAGCCACCTCTTGGAGGATTAACACTTGGTTGTTTGATGTGGTTGAGAATATACTAGAGAATAACATTACCGACTACTCTAAGCCAAAGGATAATCCTAAGTGTATTGCAGGACTACCTTATCAAGAGTTTGTTAAAGTAGATGACCTAGTAAAGCCCGAGCAATTTGGTGAGGTATTTAAAGATGAAAGGGGCTTCACAAGACACGAGAACAGAGCTGACTACACAGCCTACTACAAACGAAGAGAGGAAGTATTGGCGAAGTTAGAAGCAAATAACAGCAGAAGGATTATATATGCTGTTGCTTTCGATATTGCTAAACAATTTAAGAAGTATGATAAATTCTACTTCTCATATAAAGCAGACTTCAGAGGTAGGTTATACCCAGTACAACAAGTATTTAATCCACAGGCAACAAGTAATGTTAAAGCCTTGATGGAGTTTGCAGATGGAGTAGAACCAACGGAAGAAGGTATTTATTGGTTGAAGGTAGCACTTGCTAATGCTAGGGGTTATGACAAACTAACATATGATGAGAGAGTAGAGTATGTAGATGAGAACTTAAACGATATACTGAGATGTTCTGAGAGTCCATTAGAGATGACTTCTTTCTGGACTGAGGCAGATGAACCACTAATGTTTTTAAGTGGCTGTAAGGCACTCTCAGATGCGTTAGAGGGTAAGTTAGTACATTATCCTGTACCACTTGATGCTACTTGTAGTGGTATTCAGATTTATTCTGGGTTATTAATGGATGAGGAAGGAGCAAGAGCAGTAAATGTAATTAATAACGATACAGGTAGACCTGCTGATATCTATAAGGAAGTAGCTGATGTAGTAGAACGCAGACTAATGAGTGGGGATTATCCTAAAGAGTTTACGTTCACAGATTCCGAGGGTAATTTTACCGAGGTTAAAACATACGTAGAAGCTAATGGTCTTAAAGGTAAAATAGATAGGAAGAAGACTAAGCGTAATGTTATGACACAACCATACTCAGTAACACAAAGAGGTATGTACGACCAACTGAGAGAGTTGTTTGATGAGGCACAGGACGATGGTAAAGAGTTTTGGAAAGGTGAGAAGTGGGTAAGTATTAAGTTACTAACACATCTAAACACACAAGCTATCTATGAGGTTGTTAAGGGTGCTATCGTAGGACAGGAGTATATTAAAGAAATAACCAAACACTTTAATCTATCTAATAAACCATTAGTATGGAAGACACCTATATTTAATTTCCCTGTTATACAAGCTAGTCAGAAGAGAAAGAAGAAGCAAATAATGACACAAGCAGGTTATTTACGCTTCTCATACTTAACTGATAACATAGATAGTAGGAAGCAGTCTAGCTCTATTGCCCCTAACTTCATTCACTCACTGGATGCTACTCTTATGATGTTAACAGTAGAGAGGTTAGCGACTGACTATGATGTTACTAGCTTTGCTTTAATACACGATAGTTTTGCTGTTCCTTGTACAGAAGTAGAACACCTAAACAATGCAGTACGTGATAGTTATGTTGAGTTGTTTATGAGTGAGCCTCTAGCTGAGTGGTATGAGCAGTTACAAGCTAAGCTACCTAATGTAAAAATAAAACATCCAGATGAAGTAATGTTGTATACATTAAATATTCAAGATGTTTGGGAAAGCAACTACATATTTAGTTGACAAACTATGAAAAGTGTGAATGAGAAGTTTAATAACATACTTATATACAGAGATACAAACCCCTATATAATATATTAAAAATATAGAACAGAAACAAGTAAGAACTACTACTACTAAGAAACATTAATAGAAGTAGTAGTAATAAACAGAAGTAAGCAATATGTGTTATATTTATTAAATATAGTATATATAGTTAGAGTAATTAGATTTTGGGTTCTTTCATTGCCCTCCTCCCTTTTAGTTACTCTACCTATATGTTCTTATGTTAGAATATATAACGGCAATCAAGCCACAAGTAAAATAAAAGGAGACTGAAAATGTCAAATACAAAAGTAAAAGCAGTAGTAACACCAACAGGTAACGCATTATGGGCTAAAGTAACTGAGCCTCAAGCTAATAAATTTAATCCAGTACTTATGTTTAGTATGAGTATTATATTTAAGCCTGAGGAAGTAACAGAGTTTAAAGCTAGTATGCAGACACTACTAGATAACTACTATGATGAGGTGTTTGCTGAGCTTAAGCCTCAGAAGCAGAAGTCATTAGTTAAAGCTGACCTATTCCGTGAAGCAGAAGACAAGGACGGTAATCTAACAGGTGAGTTAGAGTTAAGAACAAAGCAGTTTGCTCTAGACTATAATAAAGAACCTCAGATTATGCCTATCGTAGATAGCACAGGTAAAGACATTACCGAAGGTTGTCCATTAGTTGGTAACGGTAGCCGAGTTAGAGCTAAGGTATTCCCTAAGCTGTATCATATGGCTTCTACTAACACAGTAGGTATTAGCTTCAGATTGAATGCTGTACAGATTATTGATTTGATTGAGTACGGCAAAGCTTCTAGTGGGTTTGAAGCAGTAGATGGTGGTTATGTTGCACCTGCTACTGTTACAGCTACTGAGTCAGTTTTCGCTGACGATGACCTAGACTTCTAGTGAGACATTCGGAACAAGATGATGGTGAGCTAATAAAGGCTCATCTACCCTGTCCCGATTGTGGTTCAACTGATGCTTTAAGTGAATATACAAATAACACCTATTGTTTCAGTTGTGCTAAATCTACTTATACAGGCGAAAGAAAACAAAAAGTAACTACAAACACAAGGAGAAATACAATGAGAGACGAATTATTACACGGTGAATACCTAGATGTTAAAGGACGAGGACTTAGTGCTAAGACCTGTCGTAAATATGGTTATCACCTAGCAGAGATTGATGGGAGTCCTGCATACTTAGCTAACTACTATGACGACCAAAACAACTTGGTTGGACAGAAGGTTAGATTTAAAGATAAATCATTCAGAGCAATAGGAACTGTAAACCCTAGTGTTATGTTTGGTAAGCAGTTGTTCAGAGACAAGGGGCGACAGGTAATTATTACTGAGGGGGAGGTTGATGCTCTATCAGTAGCAGAAGCATTCGATGCCAAGTACCCTGTTGTATCGTTACCTAATGGTGCACAGTCTGCGGCAACTGTGATTAAGAAGAACCTAGAGTGGCTAGAAGGCTTTAATAATATTGTATTATGGTTTGATAACGACCAAGCAGGTAAGGATGCTGTAGAAGCAGTTATGCCTCTCCTAAGCCCAGGTAAGGTTAAGGTTATATCTACTCAATACAAAGATGCTAACGAGATGCTAGTGGCAGAAGGTAAAGCAGCAGTTGTTAACGCTACTTACGATGCTAAGGAATGGAGACCAGATGGTATTCTTAATGGCTCTGAGTTATGGGACAAGTACAAAGAGAAATCAGTATTTGAAACAAGTGCCTACCCCTATCCTAAGATGGATAATATGTTTAAGGGTCTACGTAAAGGAGAGATTGTTACCTTTACAGCAGGTTCGGGTATGGGTAAGTCTACTGTAGTAAGAGAGATTGCTTACGACTTGATGCTACGACAAAAACAGAAGATTGGTTATATTGCTTTAGAAGAGAATTGGAGAACCACTCTGACTAAGTTCCTAGGTATGTATAGTAACAAACCTTTGTTCTTTGATAATGAGCTTACTGATAAGGAAGAGAAGGAAGCGTGGGAAGAAACCATCGGCAAAGATAGACTATACCTCTATGACCACTTTGGCTCAATGGAGACTGAAAACCTAATGTCTAAGATTAGGGTTATGATACATAACTGTGGTGTAGACTTCATCATACTAGACCATATCTCTATTGTTATATCAGGTATGGAAGGGGGTGATGAGCGTAGAGCTATTGATAACTTAATGACTATGTTACGTTCGGTAGTTGAAGAAACTAATGTAGGTATGTTATTAATCAGTCATCTAAGACGTGCTAGTGGTGATAAAGGACACGAGGACGGTGCTCAGATTACATTATCTCAGCTACGTGGTTCAGGTGCTATTGCTCAGTTATCTGATGGTGTTGTAGGCTTAGAGAGAGATGCTCAATCGACTACCTCTGGCGATAACATAGGTATCCGTATCCTTAAGAATAGGTTTGGCGGTATGTTAGGACGAGCAGATACTTTAAACTACGACCACAAGACAGGTAGAATTTCCCACATCGAAGAAGAAGAGGAGTTTGATGATGTCGACAGCGATTTTTGACTTAGAAACTAATGGCTTACTTGATGAGGTGCATACTATCCATTGTATGGTTATATATGCTGTAGAGGAACAACACTTCTATTCCTTTAAACCTTGGCAGATACGACAAGGACTTGAAATATTAAGTAAGTTTGATACTCTAGTTGGTCATAATATCATTGGGTACGACATACCAGTGATACGTAAACTATACCCAAACATATCATTAAGTGATACGGTTGTCGATACTCTTATCCTGAGTAAGTTAGCCTACTACAATATGCATACAATGGATGAATGTAGGAACATAAGTCCACGTCTTAAAGGTAGACATTCTTTAAAGGCTTGGGGTGCACGTCTTGATTTCTACAAAGGTGATTATGGTGAACAAGAGGATGCTTGGGATTCCTACAATGAGGATATGCTTATCTACTGTAAGCAAGATGTTAAACTGACTTACAAAGTATGGAAGAAGCTACTTACTAAGGAATGGGTGCCTGATGAAGCCTTACGCATTGAGCAAGAGTTTGCTAAGGTAATAACTGAACAAACTATTACTGGATGGTTGTTTGATGTAGATAAGGCTCAGAAGCTACACGTTGAGTTAATGAGAGACAAGGAAGAGATTGAAAAGGAGTTGTATGAAACATTCAAACCTAAATATATTTACAAAGGCGAGAAGAACTATGCAAGAGTTCCATTCAATAGACTAGGTGTAGCTCATTGGAAGAACAGCTCTGTTGAATACACCCCGTTCAACCCTGCTTCTAGACAACATATTGCTCTTTGGTTAGGGGACTTATATGGGTGGAAGCCTAAGATGTCTGAGAAGGGTAACCCAATTGTAGATAGCAATGTGCTTAGTAAGTTAAAGTGGAACGAAGCTAAGTTACTTGTCAGGTTCTTTGATATAAACAAGCTAATTGGTATGGTAGCTGAGGGTAACAATGCTTGGTTAAAACTAGTAGGTGGTGATGATAGGATACACGGTCAGCTAGATACACTAGGAGCAGTAACAGGACGATGTACTCATCGTAAGCCTAATATAGCACAGACTCCTAGTAGCCGTGCATTCAGAGGTAAGGAATGCCGAGAGTTATTCAAAGCTAAGAAGGGCTATCGCATTGTAGGTGTTGATGCTAGTGGACTAGAGCTTAGGATGTTAGCTCACTATATGGCTAAGTGGGATAAAGGAAGCTATGGTAAGCAGGTGTTAGAGGATGACATACACCGTGTTAATGGTATAGCCGCTGGTCTTATGCAAGAGGACTGGGTAAAAGGTAGTCCTGAATATGAGAAAGGAAGAGGACAAGCTAAAACCTTTATCTATGCATTCTTATATGGTGCAGGTGATGGTAAGATTGGTTCTATTGTTGGTGGTAAGGCTAAGGAAGGTAAGGCACTTAAGGCTAAGTTCTTTAAGACACTACCTGCCTTAGAGAAGCTGATTAACTCTGTTACTAAGAGTGCTGAGAAAGGGTACATCACTGGTCTTACAGGACGTAGGTTATATATACGAAGCCCACACGCTGCTTTAAACACACTACTACAGTCAGCAGGTGCGTATGTTATGAAATACTATACTGTTGCATTGTATAACAACCTTAAAGAATATGATGCTACAATGGTAGGTAATATCCACGATGAAGTACAGATGGAAGTGTTAGAATCTCAAGTAGATGAAGTTAAGAAAATAGCGGAGGCTTCATTTGCTGAAGTTACTAGCCTTCTTAACTTTAGAATTAAACTTGAAGGAGAAGCACAAGATGGAGAAACTTGGTACAACACGCATTAAAGCGATACTACCTCTACCTCTTTACTGGAAAGGAAGAGGAAGTAAGAAACGGCAGTTGTTACTGTCTACTAATACTTGGTTACCTATGCATTACACACAGCGTAATAACATCAAGCAGAACTATCACGAGATAGTTAGAGAATGGTGTGAGCAGTTACCTAAGTTTAAAACACTTAGACCTGAATACACTCTTCACTTTAATAATAAGCGTAAGAAGGACATTGATAACTATACCGCTCCTCTTCATAAATTCCTTATGGATGCTATGGTTGAGTACGGTGTAATTAAAGATGATAACTACGAGTATGTTACTGGCTTCTCATCTGACTTTGGTGGAATAGAGGACGAGAATTACGCTGTTGTGGAGTTAGTAGGTGAGTACGAAGATAAGTATTGATGAAGCAATAGGAAGAGTAGCCACCACTAGTTTGGATGTTGATGATAGAATCATAGCTAGTATGATAACCACCTTGCATCTATTGAAGGATTTAGGATTTAACCACATAAGTAAAGGAGACAAGTATGACCAAGGACAACATAAACCCAAGTCACTATAAACAAGGAAACATAGAAGTAATAGATTTTATTCTAGACCAAAATTTAAATTACTTAGAGGGGAACGTGATTAAGTATGTGTCACGTTATAAGTATAAGAACGGACTAGAAGATTTAAAGAAAGCACAATGGTATCTGAATAAGATAATGTTGGAACTAACTAAACCAGAGGAAAACTAAAATGACGTATGATGAGTTTATAACAAAGGAAGGAGTATACCTACCGATAACAGGGTTCGAGGACTTAGTGTTTGATTACCTAGAGGCTCTCAATGAGGAAGGTGGTTATACTGTCCCAATAGAAGAGATTATGAATGCTATTTACACAGCACAAGAACTAATACCGCATCTGTCTGAGTTAAATCAAGACTATGTTTTAGACGGAAGTCTTCCTATTGGAGATTCAAGTGTCCATTAAGGTAATGAGGTTTACAGCACCTTGGTGTGAGCTGTGTGATGAGTATTTACCTATCTTCTCTAAGGTAATGGGCGACTATCCTGATGCACAAGTTAGCTCTTTTGACATCGAGACTGATGACGGTGTAGAGATGGCTAGTGACCACGGTATTCGAGGTGTCCCCACTACTATTATATTTAAGGAAGGTGAGTATAGTGTTAAAGTAGGGGTAGTACCTGAAGATGATTTAAGGGAGGCACTAAATGAATGAACAGGAACTACTAGCTCGTGTTGAAGAAGTATTCAAGTGGGGTATTACTAAGACGGAAAACACCTACTGCAGGTGGGATGCTGAAAGTGATTCTTATCTTGTCGAGTTAAAGGCAAGACGTGCTCACTACAACACACAGATAATTGAATATTGTAAGCTTGATGCTTTAATGGCAGAAGCAAGTAAGCAGGATAAAACTGTTATGTATATTGCTTCTACCCCTCGTATGATACTTGTCTTTGATATAACTAAACTTTGTAGTCAGAGTTATAACTTTAACTGGGAGAACAAACGACTTCCTGCTCATACCGATTTTGGCAAATGTAACTGGATAGATAAGAAGGTAGGATATATTGATAACAACAAAGCAGACTGGAGAATACCACTATGAAAGCACTAATTGATAGCGATAGCTTAATATATAAACACGCTTCTCTTAACCAAGAGGTAACCGAGTGGGATGAAGATACAACCACTATTACTACTGACTTACCTAAGGCAATTAAAGGTCTTGAAAGTAATATAGATGACATCATTGAAGCAGTAGATGCTGATGACTACCTCTGTGTATTATCACCTAAGAGAACCTTTAGGTATGACATACTTCCTTCTTATAAGGGCAACAGGAAAGCACCTAAGTACCCACTAGAGTTGTTAAAACCTCTTAGGGAATATGTTAGTAAACATATGAAAACACATACACCTTGTTATGTTGAGGCTGATGATTGGTGTGTTTGGAAGATGTATGCTGAGCCTGATGAGTGGATTTTATGTCATATCGATAAGGATTTAAATCAAGCAGTAGGAGCACACTATAACTATAGTAAACTTAATGCCTATAAGGTAGCTCAAGAAGAAGCAGATTATGTGTTTTATCTACAAACACTGACAGGTGATACTAGTGATGGATACAAAGGTTGTCCTGGAATTGGTCCAAAGAAGGCAGAGAAGATACTTCAAACCCTTGATTTGACCAATGAGAAACAAGTATGGGAAGCTATTGTAGAGACATATAAAGAGAAGGAACTAACACAAGATGATGCTCTTGTACAAGCAAGAGTAGCTAGGATGCTAAGACCTTCAGAATATAATGGTGATGATGTTATTAAATTATGGGGAAAGGAATATGAAGAGTGAATATTTAGGTATAACAATAGACCGTACTAGAGATAAGGCTATGTCTGACCAAGCTAGAGAGCTGGTTACAGGGTACTATTTAAGAGGTAAGGAGAAGAGCCCACAAGAAGCGTACGCCCGTGCTTGTGTTGCTTATAGTAATGGCGATAATGATTTAGCACAGAGGTTATACGATGCAGTATCTAACGATTGGT